GTAGCAGTACAGCACGTCTGGTGTGTACAAAACTTTGTTCAGTCTGTCTGCCGCCCATTTGATGAGTGTCGGTTCGAGACGGTTGCCTCGTTCCATTGCCGAGTTCGGTGCCTCAGGTTGCGGTGGTTCAGGTGCCAACAGTTCTGTTGCCAAGTCTGCTGCGGTTTTGAACGGGTGCGCACCGTGAACTACAGCGGCTACCGATGCTGTGATTTGTGGTTCACCTGATTCGTTTTTCCATCGTGCCGCCAACCAGTCGGCTGTGCCATGTTCAGGTTTAATTCTTGTATACCAGTTCTTATTCATTTGTTCCCCTTTGTTTGGTTTAGTTAAAGCATACGGTGAGGGTGTTGCAAAGTCAAATCAATTTTTGCTTGATCCAAAACTTTCACGTTCCGCACCATAGACACAGGGATATGTGTCACCATCCCTATAGTTTTAAGGTTCGGTACCTCGTCAGGCATATATGAACCGGTGATCGAAATGTACCCTGGCAAACATTCAGGCCACAAGAACCCTACCGACACAACATGGCAGGCTTCAGGTTTGTAGGTTTCTATCTCAATCCAACCGTTATCGGAATCGTATGCGTCTATCCAATGAACGGACACGAGTGACCACGGGCAGGACATCAGTTTTCCTTTGGGAGATATTCGTAACTGGCGTGAGACATGGACATGATGCGACCGTCACGGGTTATCGCAACCCAAGTCGGGGCGTCAGGGTCGCAGACACATGACGACACTTTCGTTTCATCATGCTCGATGATGGCGTCACAATGTTGGCAGCAAAGTCTCATAACCAGCACACATATTCTGACGTTACACGCCCTTTGATCGGGTCAACGAAATGCAGGCGTTGGCTAGGTTTGCCGACCGCTGCGATGAACGTGCGGGCATACTCGTTGTGGGATTCTGGTGAACCTGTCACGAACACTCGACCACCGTTCGCCATCGTGAGTGCGGTAGGTGTATGAAAATGCCCCATGTAGCAGTCATGGAATGGTTCTACGACACCCGTGGACCATGCCGAAACTTTGCGCAGAATAGAACCGAACGCACCTATTTCGTCGCCGTGAACCAACAACACGTTGTAGTTGCCGATAGCAAAAATTTGGTACCAGTCATCAGACATCTGCCATTTGACGTGTTTGATGTCGGCACAGTTGTTTGACGCGATCTGGTATGCCATACGGTCAATGTTGTCGCCAGCAGGCATGTCACCTTTTTTGCCTAGTCTGCCATGATTACCGAACTCGCACACCACTTTGACTGATTCAAAGTTTGTGGCAAGGGTACGGATAGCGGACTCGATGATGCGCACCACGGCAAACATCTGTTCGTATAGATGCGCACCGATCTCGAACTGTTGGCCTGGAAATATGCCTACACCTTCCACCATGTCGCCACCCAACATGACAACACATTCTTTGACGGGATGGTGGGCGCGTTGTATTTCGGTGAGTTGAATAACTTTGCGGATCATTTCCTCGATGCGGGCTGTCAACACGTTGATGTCGTACGAGACTGTTTGTTTGCCTGCCTGCCAGTCGGTGAGATGTACGAGCGCAACCTCAGGTTTGATTTTGCGTTTATCTTTCACCGGTGGGATAACTGTTGGGCGTGGTGTCGCCAACAAAGATAGCCGTGCCGCTTCGTAGACGGCTTCGATCAGGTCTGATGTTTTAAGTTTTGCTTTCGCTTCGGCACGTTGGCTTTGCAACAAGGCTTTGCGTAAATCTATGACCTGCTGTTCCAAAAACATTTGGTCTTTGAGTTTCATTTCCATGATCTCCTTAACGCCGTCAACGCCGAGGTAGATGCGACATATCCCCGTTTAGTTAACGTGCGTTGTATCGCACCTGCGCTTATTGTCGAATCTTTCAACGCTTGCACCAAGTCTTTGTATTCTTCGGCTTTCATTTCTTTTTTCAGCCGAGTAAGAATTGTGCGGTCTGCTTTGCCGCTACGGACTTCTTCCAAGAATTTGCCCACTATTTTGCCGCCATGTTTAGGCATGTTAAATAGCCTAAAGCATCCACGAGGCTGTCGTGGTGGATGGTGTCGCGTTCAAGGTTGGTGCGTAACCGTGCGAGTTTGACTGCGACCATGAACATGATCGCTTCGGATACTTCTAGGTTGATGCCGGTGAGCGCATAGTAGATGTCGGCGACTTTACGGTAGTCGTCTGCTGGATGACCGTAATCGTTTTGTCTTGGGCCGTTAACAAGTTTGTGTGCCTCTAAAAGGATTTCACTTCCTGCTGTTGCCTTTGGTTTTGTTGACATGTTTCATCCCCTCGATAATGGTATCTATTTTTTTTATGAGATTCCAAAGATCGTCTTGTTCGCTGACCCCTGGGTAAACCTTACTTAGGTACTTCCTTATTGCCTTCAACTCTATCTTTGTCAATTCCAAGTCCATTGTCAAGTATCCCTCCGGTTGCGTGAGAGATTAGGTGGTCTGTTACCCGTCTGTCAACTTTGTCTACTTTGGTTTCTACGCGACCTATGCCTTTGTGCACGATGCGTAGGACAGCCATCACGTTGTCGTGATCTTCTCGGTTTTCTTTACGGAATACGGTTATGACGGTGACAATAATTCCGCCGACTGCTGTAACTACAGCCGACAGTATTAGCGCCCAACCCGCATCCATATCATACGGCTTTCTGCGAATCAACCCACGCCTGCACAGCAGGGGTCGGGTTATCTCCGGTTACTAGCCGTATATGCCACGGTTCGCTCGGTACCACTTCCCATGAGAAACCGAAATCTTTGACGTTTGCGATCAACCAATTCAAACGCTTCGGTTCACCAGCAGAATGAACATCGATAGCCAAACCGAGGTTGTGGTTTGATTTGCCTGGGGTGGCGAGCATCGCCATACCTTTTCGCAGATACCAAGTTTTGCCTTCAAACGTTTTAGTTGAGGTACCAGGGATCGGATCGGTGCGGTAGCGTTGCAGGAAAGCGGCTTTCTGTGACTCGTAAGAACGGTACAGGTCGCCTGCGCTGGTCGGTTTGAGAACAAGTCCATCCAATGTGGCTTTCGTGACCATTGCGTTCCATGCGTCAGCAGCCCGCCAATGCAGTTTGCCGCCACCTTTGATTGGGCGTAGCAGGTTCTCAGGTAGTTTCCCTGGCTCGACACCTTTCAGGTCGGCTGGCATGACGATGGGAACGATGTAGTCCCACGCAACTTTTTTTGGCATTATTTCTTTTTGGCTTTGGTGCCGAACGCCGCCGAGATTTCTTCTGATGTGAGTTCGCCGTCAACTGATGCGGCTGCAAGTTTCTGTACAACACCGAACAAGGCTGTGAGTCCTGCGACACCAGCGGACTTGATTACATCTACACCGAGGATTGCGCCACCTGTGATGATCGGTAGGGCTGATGCGATGAACAATGATACGAGTCTTTGTCCGAGGTCTAGGGCTTTGGCGATTGCTGAGTTCATTCTGAGTCCTTTTGTGTTAGGGATATGAGCGAGTGTAGCACTATTCCTACACCTGTTAGAAGTAGCGCCTGTCGTAGGGTGGGGCCTGAGAGGGTTATGAGAACCATGCCGGTTCCAACCCATGTCCAAGTGTTATCCCTAATGTAGGCGATGATCTGTTTCATTAACGTCTCACTCTAGTAGATGGTATTGCGGCGATTAGGGCGCCTGCGGCTACCAATGTTCTGCGTGTTTTGACAGGGATGTTTGAGCCTGTTGGTACATAGTTTTCGAATTCGGACCCGAAAATGTTGATGGTTTTTTCGAACGCTTTTTTGACTTTGGTGGGGGCTTCTTGGATGGCGGCTGTGAATTCGGCTAGTTGTTCTTCGGTGAGTTCTTCTACGTCTAGTTGTTCGAATAGTTGTTCGGCTTGTTCTTCGGTGATGGCGGCTAGGACTTCGGGGCTGGATGCGATTTGGGCGGCTTGTTCGCTGGTGATGTCTGTGGCTAGGACTTGGCTGATGGCGGCGACGATTTGTTCGGGTGCGGCTTCGGTGAGGGTTTCTAGGATTTCGTCGAGTTCTTCGGTATCGTCGTCTGCTGGTTCGATATCGGGTATGGTGGTTGTTGATGAATCCGTTTCTTGTTCTTGTTCTGTTTCTGTTGTTTCTTCCGTTTGCGTGGTTGGTGTTGTTGGCTGCTCTGTTTCGTCAGGAACAGTCTCGTCAGGAACAGTCTCTACAGGTTCGTCAAACTCTGGAACAGTCTCGTCAGGAACGGTTGTAGATGTTTCTGGTTCTGTGGTTTCGGGTTCGGCAACTGTGGTTTCGGTTACGGGTGTGGTGGGTTCGGGTTGAGTCTCAATGGTGGGACTAGTAGTGGTGGTTTGCGGGGGGGTGTAGGGTGCTTGCGTTGTTGTCGGGGCTGGTTGAGTTGTTGTGTTCGTGGTTGTCGTTGTACTTTCAACTGATGTGGTTGTGCTTGTCTGAACTGGCTCTGTGGTTGTGGTCGTTGATGTGGGA